GCTCCATCATGAGTTAATACAAATGGGTGAGTGGGTGTTGTTTGCGCCAATATTGTTCCTTGAATATCTTCATATGGCGCAATAAATGTATTCGATGATAGAGCTTCGTATTTTTCTTTATATTGCTCAATTAATTGAACTTTATAAAAGAAATTATTTACTCTTTCTTCTGCTGAACTAAAGTTTACAAAGTTTGTAAATGCATACTTAGAATCACTTACATATGGAATACTTAATTTAGTAGTATCAATTCCAACTGTTTCCAAATATTTGGTGATAATATCATTTGATGTATATGAACCACTAGCTGTTAGTTCTTCAAATGTATTAAATGGTATTCCGTTATCTATATCTAATGTAAAGTTTGGTCCTTTTAATGGATTACAAGATGTATCGGATGTAGATGATAATGTTATTGTTTCAACAATTGGATTTGATTGTAATTTAGAAATCCATAATTGTTGATTTGTTTGAATGTTATTTGGTAATGGTTCATACAATTTTAATATCAATGATTCATTACTACCAACCCAACTACTAATTATTTTATTATTACCATCTCCTAAATGAACAACATGTGTTAAATATTTTGAAGTTTCTGTTTCTAATATCTTATTATCCAATTGGGTGGTAAATGCTTCAGCTATTCTATTAATAGCTAATTCTCTAGGAATTTGTAAATTTCCTTTAATAAATTGTATTGGTAGTATTTCAGCTTTTCCAATTACAGCTTCACGACCAGTTGTATTATACGGAACTAAAATTAATCTAAAATTAATTGAAGGTGTATCTGCATTAATTTTTTTATTTAAATTTAGTATTGAATTTAAACTTAATTTTATTTTACCATTAGGTGCTACCTGTGTGTATAATTCCGATGTTAAGAATGAACTATTTATTTCATTACCTAATGGAGCTGCATATATTCTTACAAAATTACTATCAACAGATTCCCAACTAACATCAAAACTAATATCAGTACCTACATAATCAGGTCCTATTAGTTTACTTGGCCAATTAATGTTTATTATATCAGGAGTACCAACCCAAATATCGTCAACCACATTAACAACAACTGTTAAATTATTACCAGCTCCGTTATTTGAATTAAATGGTGTTAATATAAATTTATATTGCCCTAATTTTTTAAATGCAAAAAATGGTAGTAGTAATGTAAAATTATCTTTACCATCTTCCAAATCAAGGTAATCATAAGTTTCGTTACCTATATAACCGGTTACTCTGGCTACATTTAGAGTTTTTTTAAGTTTTAACTCAAAATCTATTTTAGAATTTAAATTATATACAAATACATTTGAATCTTTTGAAACTTGTCCAGTAGTACCACCTGTTATAGTTGTAGAATTATTTCCACTTGAATTTGAAGTAGGTGCCGCCAATGGAAATACTGATATTGTTGGTAATGTTGAATTCGGAGTACTTGTTGTTAAAATTACTGTTGCTACAACATCATAATTTTCAACAGCATTTGATTTTAAATTTAATGATAAACTCTCACCTACTTCTCCTTTTATACTTTTAGTAAATGTTGTTATAGCGGGGTTTGTACTTGAAATTCCTTTTATTTCTATATTTGATATTATGTAAGTTGAAATATCAGATGATGCTATATTAAAGATAGAATCAAAACTACTATTTATTGTATTTAGTCCTGATTTTAGTTTTTCTATTTTGGTTTTATCTTTTGTAATAATAATACTGTCAGATGCTCCATTTACTGTTATCTTAATTGTAGATTGTGTTGATGTCGTACCTCCTCCAGTACTACCACCGCCTCCAGTATCACCACCTCCTCCAGTATCAGTAGTTCCTTTACAAATACCCGTTTGAGTTTTCATATATAATGTATGAGCACCACCCCAAGAATTTTCTTCCATACAAAAAGAACCAACAAAACCAATTTGATTTACTTGTATTATTCTAAGTTGTCCATTGGCATCTCTATAAGTCATTTTACTTTGTTCGAATGTAGCAGGTACATCATCCCTAGTAATTGAGTATGTATAATAATTTACACTACTACCCCCACCAGGAGGCTTACCAGACGGAGTTGTTGACAGAGCCTCTTCCGATAATTGGTCAAACCCAAAATATAATTCTTCGTTAATTGCCATCTGTTATATAATTACTTTTTTATTTAATTAAAATTCTGGTTACCATCCTCACCACCTCTACCGCCACCTCCGCCGCCATTGCCGCCACCTCCACCAGTATTTCCTCCGCCACCTCCACCTTTGTTTCCACCACCTCCACCACCGGTAGGATAGCAAGGGCCGGATTCAGTTAAAGCAACACCACCAACACTTCCTCTAATTGCACATATCGATGCATATGGTTCTAATCGTGCGGATGAAACAAAGTTACCATCACAATCTGTATAATCACCAACCCAAGTAAATGAATTAGTATTAACGTATGTCATACAAACTGTACTACCTCCACCACCACGATTTCCTCCTCCATCACCGCCTCCGCCTGAGTTATTGTTACAAAATCCTCCACTAGTACGTTGAATTAGACCGTCTGCATTGATAGCTAGAATTTCAGTATTTACAGGATTTACAATCCAATAATAACCGCTTATAGGAGATTTTCCAAATTTATCATTATATGCAACTAAACCTGGGGTTATTTGACCTGTAATTGTGAAAACCGGTAAAGAAATTCCAGAATTACAAGCTTTACTTGCCTCTTTATCCGTACCAAATATACAAATACGTGCAGAGAAGTGAGTTTGTTTTTTATCATTATCACCATCAGGAGTAGTAGTTGTTATTGTTACTTCTTTTGTTGTTGATTTTGATAAAGTTGCTAATTCTACAACAGGTGATGTGGTATCAATAATTGTATCTGATTTTACTCTTTGTAAAACTTTACTAACAGGATCTGCACTAGGACTAAATGCTTCAGTTGCATTTAATGTTGAATTTACTTTAGGCTTTAGCATTGTAGAATCTAATATTTGTATCAGTATTCTAGTACAAATATCTAATATAGTTTTTTTAGATAAATCTAACGAAGGTTGGGTTGTTTTTGGTTTACCATAATCAGGACTTGCTATATTAGATTCTTTATTTGAAAATTCAAATTTACATGCTTCTAAAAATTTAGTATGAGTATTTGTTACAAATGTACTAAAATTAGATAAAGTATATTCTGTTTTCATTCTTGTAAACCATGTGCTTGTATATTTATTTGTTATTACAGTTGATATATCTTCGGGTTTTATTTTTGCTAAAAAGGAATCTATAAATGGCTGAGTATCTTCTCTAAAATTATTATCGTAAACAAATATATCATATCTTTTTTTCAATTCTACATTTGCTTCAACACCTTTGGCCAATGGTTGTAATCTTATTTCTTTTCGTGATGGAGATATTTCTTGTATCCATAATTTATCATATGGTTTATTACTACCAGCTCTATGATTTACTAAAGTTATTTGTGTTTTAAATATACCATTGTTATATCCAGCTTCTTTTATCAATCTTTCAGCATCTATAAAATATTCAGCCGGTAATTTATTTTTTTGTAAAACAGTATTACTAGCTATTAAAAAATAGTCTTTTATATTAGTATTTGTTAATGGAACATATCTAACTAATTGATTATTTGCAGATTGTTGCGGTAGTTGATTATTATTTACATCATATATAATAAACTCAATAGCATCACTTTTACTAAGTCCAAAAAATGATTGATAATCTCCTTTTTCAAAAATTTCTCTATCTTTAGAATTTATTAGATAGGCTTTGTTTGTAATTATATCTTTAAAATTTGATAATGCCATTTTTTATATTATAAGTATTTTCTCCATTTGTGCAATTTCATCTTTATTGGTACAATAGGACCACCCGATGATTTCATATTTATTGTACTAAAATAATCTTTATCACCACTAGTTCCAACCGGACCAAACGGTCTTTTACCTCTAATAGATGATATATTTTCTCTAACCTTTACTACAGCGTTATCCCCAGCTTTTACTATTACAGGAGGAATTTCTAAAATTAAGTCATCACCAACTTCACTAAAAGTAACAGTGATATCAACGAGTGAAAAATTATCTATTTGAATACTAGGTCCATTTGCCCATTTTTCCGAGGCTTCATTTGCTCTAGCGTCAAATCGTAATCCATCATAATCTTTATCCGTTATTTCTAAAATCTTATATGCAAAATCTTCACTAACTTTAAATCCTTCAGCTACTTTTGCCTGCTTACCAAAAAGTTCCTCTTTTAAAGTACCATTTTCTTTTTCTAATGCTTTAATTCTTGCTAAATATGAAACTCTTTGAATAGCTTCGGATGTTCCTTTTTGTATAGCATTTTGTAAATCAACAATTCCAGTTCTTATTCTTGTGGTTGTAATTGCATTTTGATTATCAGCATTTGCAACTAATAACTGTTGATTATCTAAATTAATTAATAAACTTTGTGTTACGCTTTCTAATTGACCTATTTTTGAATTTAAAGTTAATATATTTCTATTCAAAGAAGAAATAGTTGCATCTCTTAATTGAATTTCATTTAAAGCCGAATCATATACAGTTTTCAAAACCATTGCAGGTCCTGTTGTTACTTCCGATGGTATAAGTTCTGTTATAGTAACATCTAATGATTTTACAATTTCAGGAATATTATATAATGGTTTAGTTAATTTTGATGCTAAAATCCCATCTGTTGAGGACTGGTCACTAAATGTGTGAATACCAAATTCATTTCTAGTATTTATTACACCAGATCCACTAATTAAAATATCTTTTACTTTAGCTTCGTTTTGTAATCCTGTTTTTATACTAGTTTCCATTATTAATATTTTATTAAACTAAACGTAGTATCATTATCAAAATATTGGATATCATTATCGTTATCTACTTTGAATTCTATTTTATAAGTTCTACCAGCTTCCCAATTTGAGAAATTTATTTTTATATAGTTTCCGTTTTCATCACAACTTACTTTTGAATAATCAGAAAATGGAATTATCACATCATCTGAATTAACATCTTTTATTTGATAGTATGTAGTTTGTGGCAAATATTTCACAGTCTCATACGAAAATGTATTTGTAAATGTTTTTAGAGGATATAATTCTCTACCAAATATTTTTAATTTAACTTCACTACCTAGCTTATATTCTTTTTTTAAATTAGTCACTCCAACTTTGATATCGTTTGCAGTTAATGCTGATAATGATGCTGTTGTGAATATTTGGTCATCCCATGTAATTTGTATTTTTGGTTGATATATTGTATTCGTTTCCTTACTAAAGAATTTTAATACTCCATAATCAGATGTATCACTTTCATTTTCAGTTGAATACTTTAAAATAATTCCATTATTTTGTATAGAACTACTCATCCATGCAGTAAGAATAGATTTTACATTCATATTAATATCAGCTGTTTGATAATTAAAATTTTGAGATGCTTCATAGTTAGTGTACCATACACCACCTACTCCATTATTAATACTAGCCGTAGTTCCTGCTTCAAAGTTGTTTTCCAGCCATTCTAACTTTGTATCACCTTCTCTATAATTCCAAGTTACTCCTTGTGTATTAATATTATCAAAACGAGTACCTATACCCATTTCCCAACTTCCAGAAATTGGATTGGCATATATTGTGTACTCTAATGGAATTTCTTCACTTTGAGTTTCTTTCAAAATAAGAGTAGCGTTATCAAACCCAATTGTTCCATTTGAAATAGATGCCGATAAATACGCATGTTCAAATTTAATTAAAGTATGAGATACATCTTTTATGTTACCATAATAGATTTTACTTATTTCCAATATCTCATCAAAACCAGTATTTTGATTTGGTTGTTGTAAGTACACCGATGCATCTTTTGATGCTGTTAAAAAATAGTATGCCATTATTTTACTCTACCTTTAATATCTATGTCAGGAAACTTAAGTTCGAATACAGATGGGTCTAACGAAGGATAAATAATTTTATCTTTAGTTGCCGCTTTTATATTATATGAATTAGAAGAATAGTTACCAGAACACTTGTTATTTATTTCAAGGAATGGTACAGAGATTACTCCTTCAATATTAGCTAATAGTAATTCAATCTCACTTAAATTTATTGTTTGATTGAATGTCCACTTATCTATACTGAAATATTCTTTTAAATCATTAATACAATTTACTAATATATCACTTTTGTTATAATTTTCATAACACTTAACTTCAAAATCTACACCAATGTTAATAACAAATCCATCATTTATATTAATACCATCAGTAAGCATTCTATATTCGTTTAAATAAAGTTTTAAATTTTCTTTAACTCCTCTATTCAATCCAATAAGGTTTCCATTATTATCGTATCCTAACAAATATAAATTAATAGCAAATGGATTATTTTTTTCATTAGGATTACCTACCTTCCCAGTTAAAAACTTTTGCACATCCGCTTTAACGCTTGTTGCTGTTGGTTCTAAATTATCGGGCTTTTTAACAAAAGACATTACTAAATCAGTAAACTCTTGTAAAGCTTTTGGAGATGCTAATATTGATGATGGTGAATTATTATCTAATGTACCATCTGCAGTTGCATATGCTTTTGCAATTCCACCATATTTTGATGGCATTGATAAAACTCTTACCTGATAATCTTTTGCAGTTACTGCTCTATTTTGTGCACCAAAGTTTGCTAAAGCGTTTTGTCTAATTTCTTCAATAGTTTCAGAACCTCTACCGCCTGTTGCAGGAATTTCGTTATCAATTGCTACTGAATTTTTTGCAGATGCATATAATCCTAGTTCAGCTGCTGTATATCTTTGTGTTTGGTCATCAAATTCGATACCATCTATTTTTGTTAAAGTATTACTATTAACATTTGAAGAAACGCCACCACCAATTAAATAACTTACAGTTATAGTTGTATTAGATGGAGATGTTCCGTATGTTTTAGTTTTTAAGAAATTAGTTGGGTCAAATGATTCTTCTAATCTACTAATAGAATTGGGTAATCCTAATCCAACATTTTTAAGATTTGGTATTAATTGTTCATCACTTGCCGTTGGGTCACCTGCTCCAAATTGAATAGTAGTTGATTTATTTTCGTTTACTTTAGTTGTAAATCTTCTTGGAGTTTTAATTGTTTTTAAAATATATGGTACTGTTTCTTTAAATTGATACAAATCAGGATCATTAGCTTCAGTATTTGGATAATCTATAAATACCATTTCTTGTCCTAAATACGGAACTTCATAGTATTTGTTATCATTAGAATCTCTAACATCATATATACTTATTAAGTTTGTATCATCTATATTAATAGTTTGAAATGCTTCATAGTTTCCAAAAGATACTTGTATTTGTTTAACTTCAGCTGAAATAGCTTGTACATATTTTTTAATTAAATAAAATATAGGTTCGCCTGTATTTACATCTCTTTGATATACTGCTATCTCTCTATCCACTTCATTTGAAAAATCTACAATATCCGTTGTTCTAAATAATATACCATTTGAAGCTTTAACTCTAAGTCCTTGCTTTATTCTAACATAATATTTAGAATCTGGTTTGTTATTTACACTAATTCCAATTGATGGTACTAATTGATAAACAGATAATGTTGTTACTGCAGGAGAAGAAAGTTTTGGTTTATATCCTAAATATTGAGATAGTGCTATAACACTAGTAATATCTTCAGCCGTTGTCATTATGGATTCTTTCAAAGAATCATCTATATAATAAGAAAGAACATCACCAACATAAGATGCCATTTCAATAAACATCATACCAGGAGAAGACTCATTAAAATCCGAATAGGTTTTAGGAAAATACGTTTTAGCAAAATCAATTAAATTAGCTCTAAAGCTAGTAAAATCTTTATTAAGATATTTTATATCTTTTCCCGAATTTTTAAAATTTTTATTTATTGCCATTTTTTATTATCCTTGAACTGTGAATGTAACTTCGTTTAAATTTATATTGTTTGAATATTTGTATTTTATAGATACATTTACTCTATTTCTATCTTTTGATTCGTTAGATGCTTGAATATCTACACTATCAACATTAACATAAGGTAACCAAGTTTCAATTGCATTATTTATTATATCTTCTAATCTTTCTTCTAATTTTGTATCATTCATTTCAAACAAAGCTTCTTGAAGTCCACTTCCAAATTCTGGTTGCATTATTCTTTCACCTTTTTTAGTAAGTAAAAGATTTTTAATGTTAGATTTTACTTGTTCTACAGTTTGAAATGTTTGATTAAATGCAGTAGTACCTATTTGTATAGGTAATGAAATACCAATAGCATAATCATTATATGATTCTGTATCTTTTACTATTTTATTACCTAATAATACTGCCATTACTTCTTTTTAAATCTTTTTACAAGTTCCGAATAATCTCTATTCAACGCTTTATCTATTTCAGCTACTCCAGTATTTACTCCCAATCCAGTTGGAGAAGGTCCTTTAGCCATATCACCGTATCCCATTTTTTCAGCTATTGCGGTTTTACCTACAATTGAACCCATATCACCTTGTCCAAAATTCATTGTTCTAAATGCACCATCGCCTTGCGGTATTCCACCTCTGGTTTCATTTAGTATTTGGTTAATCATTGGGTTTTTGCTGTATTGCTTTGTTGGTGCGGCTTTTTGTTGAACCGATTCTACGATTGGTTCATCTTCTAAAATAGCCTTAGCCATTGAAATACCCTTTGATTGTGGTTTTGGTGCTACTTTTGTTTCAGATAGCATTTTTTTCATTTCAGCCTTCACACCTTCCTTAATTAAAGCAGGTAATTGCTCTTTAAGCTCCTCTTTAATAAGAA